AGGTTCGCTGATGGCCGACTGGCCGGCCGCATGGCGAACGTGGTATCGAAACGCTCCGAAGATGACCAGGCAGGAACATGAACCAAGAAAATCAGCCCGCTCCCGTCAACTCGACGGTGCAGCCCGATGGTTCCAAAAGGAAGAATATCGGAACCCTGCTGACGAAACTCTCGCAGCATTACCCGCCCCAAGAGTCGTTCAGCGTGATCCTCGACGACATGGTGACTGACCTTGAACCGTTCTCGGTCTATGAGACTGAGCGTGCTTGCTCCGCCTGGCGGACCTCGGCAGAAAAGTGGATGCCGACCAGCGGGCAACTCATAGCGAAAATCCAAGAGGCACGTGAGGCTTCGATCGCGCGCGCACGCGGTGGAAGTGCGTATCGCGCGCCACAAATCGAGCCGCACAGGCGATGGGCTTACGAGCTGGAACCTTGGCGGGACATTCTCCGGCGCAATAGCCGGCCATTACCGGATCGCGATTCGCCCATGGCCTGTTCGCTCGACGTGCTGCAAACGAAACCACAATGGGCGACATGAAAGAGGCGAGCCATTCTCAGACTCGCCTCTCCAGACGGCAGGGAAGGGAAGAACCTTACCGCCTGAAACTCGCATTCATGTCTTCGGCGCGCGCGGACTCCGCTTCGGATTCCTCATCGCAGAATCGCTGGAATAGCGGATGATCCAAAGTAACAAGCACCCCGCCCTCTGACATTTCGATTCGATATGGCCCCGGCCAGTCCACAGGGTACGACCCGCAATAGATTTCCGCGAGCCAGTGCAAAGCCTGGCACTCGGCGTCTTCGGTGTCGTCGCCGGCATCTTCCGGCGTTCCTATCGTCATCCAGATAGGACCGATATTGCGTTGCAGGCGGAGTTGGATCATGGGTGCAATCTCCTTTGGCGACGAGCAAAATCGAATAGCGTAGGCGATCTGGCCTCCGGCGTTGGCGGATAGTATTTTGCGAGATTGCCGCGTACCAGCTCCAAACCCCATGCGTCAAAGCCCTTGCACAGCGCCGCTCGATTGCTTGCCTTCCACGTTTTGACATGCGCCGCAAAATAACATGGAGCCCCGCCGATCAGCATACGATACTTGCCTTTAGCAAAGGCGGTATCCTTCCAGGTCGGCCCAGGAATACGCGCGCGAGCTGCCAGGCTCTTGCGCAGCCACGTCTCGACGTTCTCACGCGGCTTGGCTTCCGGCTTGCGAATGACAGCCAGCACGACCGGCGGATTCAGTACCGCCTGGCGTTTGGCGTAGATTTCCGCGTGGCGCGTTCGCACCGGATAGGCAAGAGCGGCGGCGCTCATTTCAGGGCCTCCACGACTGGCGCGAAGATCGCTGCGAATGCGTGTTCGGCCGGCAGGGCAACAGCATGAGCCACAACCCAAGCGCCAAACACGACAACGCAAGCGTAGAGCATGAGCGCCTTCATGGTGCGCGGCCCTCCGCTTTGGCGATGGCGGCACGAACACCGTCGAAAGCATCGTCAAGGTCTGTGCGTTCTGAGTCTTCGGCACATGCGCTGATGTACTGCGGCTCATACGCGAGCCATGCCGCTTTCAGCGCCGCCAACATCTCCGGCGCGGCTGCGATAAGCGCGGCGTTGGCTTCGCGCTCCTCAGTGTAGAACTCTGTGGCCTCGACGGGCGATTCCATCACTGGAAACGTGCAGCCGGGACCGCCGAACACAATGGCCGCTCCATTGCGCGCCCGTTCATAACGCCACGGTCCCGGCGTGTGCTTCGGGGCGCTCATAGCTCATACGCCGAAAGAAAAGCGTAGGCGTTGGCGAGGAGGACACATGCCGCTCCGATACAGGCGAGGAAGCCAGCCTCATTCAACGGCGCTTGCGTTGCGAGTGAGAGCAGGGCCACCGCCGCTGTGAGGCAAAGGCCGCATTGAATGCCGCGCGCGCTCACAACAGCACCCATGCGACAATCGCCGAACCAATCACAACCGACAACAGCGTCGGGCCTATGATGGCTGCGGCCTGGTACTGCAACTCGTTTGCCGCGATAGCAGCATCAGCCGCGCGTTCAATCATAATGCGCCTGGACTCTCGATCCGATGCAGCGCGGTTGTAGGTGATATGGGTCATGGTCGTGTTCCCTTTTCAGATCACCCCGCATGTTCTCTCTTGCGCGCGGCCTTGCAAGCGAAACCCTGCAACGCGGTAAATATCTGGTTAACGTGACGCCTCGTCATTTGAGGGCAATCCGCGCCGTCCGAGCAGTAAAACAAACCAATCAAAGCACCTACACTCTCTCCCTGCTCTGCTCGCTCCCCGGAGCGATGCAATCGTGACGCGGTGTCATGGTCAGGTGAGAGCGCCAGGCGATGGGGCTGCCTGGGTGATGGTCCCTCCCCCTTTCCCCTCTCTCTATGTCCACATTTTCTGTATGGTCTTTGGCGCTAACATCTTGACACTGCGTCATTCTTTTCCATCCTCTGCCCTCTCCTGCAGGCCCGGGGCGCGGCCGGAAAGACCGGGGGCGGGGCCGGCTGGGGGCCGCAATACGGGGGCCGACGGGTGAGGCTAATCCCCTCTCTATTTCGCTTTGCGGCGGGATTATTGGCGTTTGACTGTCCCCGTGGGACATGCCATGGTGGCGGGGCGATGGGCGCTATCATCGAATGTCTGGGTTGCGGGTACGGGCACGACAATTTGTGGTCGTGCGAGCGGGCGCGTGTTGCTCGGGAGAGGGCGGCGTTTCCCGTTACTGTGCCTGCTGTTTCCGGGTCGGTGGCGCTTCCTGTGGAAAACATTGCCGAAAATACCGGGGGGCCGTCAGAAAGCATGGATGAGCTGCGCCTTCGATTGGCGGAGACGGAACAGAAATTGGCGGAAATGCTGGGGAAACGCCGCAGCATGGAGCGCCGGAAGAAGGCCAGGCACCGGGCGAATGTGAAGGTCAAGTGCGGTCGTTGACAGTTTGTGGTGAGAAGGCCAATGCTTTGTGCGGGCGATTCGCGGGTGTCGCAGACAGACTACGACTAGGATTGGTTCCTGCGCCCTTGGTGTTTGGGCTCGCGGACTTTGCTTTCACGAAGGGGCTTTCATGGACACTGTGACGGGCGTGGTCGTTTTGCTGGTTCTGCTGTTCGTCGGGCTGGCGTTTTTGCTCGATGCGTGACCTGGAGAGCCGTATCCGCGCCGTTGTACGGCGACGCACGCCGAAAGGCTGGAAGGTTATCGAAAAGCCCCACGCCGATTATCACGGCCGCGCAACAAGCGACCGGGTAATCGTTTGCCCGCGTCTCGACGAGCGCGACGCCCTGCTGATTTTTCTCCATGAAGCCGGCCACGTCGTTCTGGGCCATCTGGACGATCCGACTGTCCCTGACTGGAAAGCGGAATACGAAGCCGACCAATGGGCGATGAAAGCCATGCGAGCGGAAGGCGTTGCTGTACCGGAACGCGCCCGTGGCGTGCAGCGTCACATGGTGCGGTGCTACGTCGAAAAGGCGCAGGACAAAGACCCGGACCTGGAAATCGACGACGAAATCCTGCGCTATTGCTATCCTGATAACTGGAAGCTTGCCGCATGATCTACACCGCAAGGGAACTGGATTGGGCGCGCGATTTGTTTCTGGGCGCCGCGCCTCGTGCCATCTGCATCAGCTCCCGCCGCACGAATAACAACACAAGCTGGCACTGTACGGACGGCGCGGAATTTGAATCGTGCCGTGACGCGCTCGACCATCAAGAGGTGCTGGTTGCTGCGGGGAGCGCGCTGTGAAAAAGCAGTACGCCCCCTCCGGCAAGCGAATACTGACCCCGCCCAAAGGCAAGCCGCTTCCCGCCTCGTCGCGCAAGACCGCCAACCCGCCGCAGATCATTCTCGATCCCGGCCGCGATTATGGTCCGGCCATGGCGAAACTGACCGACAACCGCAAGCGGTATGTCATTGCCTATGTCGGTACGGGCGGGCGCTCGCCGAAACTGGCGGCCGAACTGGCCGGCATAGGAGGCACGCCGGAGAACGCAGCGTCCGAAGCCTGTCACCTGATGCGCAACGAACTGGTGCTCGAAGCGATCCGCGAGGAAACCGAGTTTCTGTTTCGCGGCGCCGTCATCCGTTCTGCGGACACGCTCCTGTCTCTGCTCGATGACGAAAGCGCGAAAATCCGCCTCGATGCAGCCAAGGAACTGCTGAACCGGGGCGGAATGATTATTTCGCAGCACATCACGGTCAAGCACGAACACACGCTGGAAGATTTGAGCGGCGACGAACTGATTGCGCGCCTCGTCGAACTGCGGGCGAAGAACAACCTGATCGAATACAAACCGACGGGCATTGAGGGAATTGAATCGCTCGACCAGAACGCTCCTGTTCTGGACGGCGAGTTTGTCGAAATGAAAGAGGCCGCATGAACAAGAACAACACCCGCGACGCGCGCTGCGTGCGGCTGGGTTTTACGCAGCAGCAATGGGCCGCACTCGCGAAAATCGCCAAGGAAAACCGCCGCGCCATCAATGCGGAGATTGCCTTTCGCATCGAAGAATCGTTGCCTCGCGAGGGCGAGTGAGCGAGAACTCGTATCTCGTTCTCTATGAATGGGACGGCGGTTTATGGTTCGATGCGCCGCGCCCGGACGAAAATGGTTGCTTCCAGCCCTACGGGCCGTTCAAGACCGAATATGAACGCCGCGTCGCTATTGGAAAGTTCAATCGCGGAATCAAGCTGCCATGACAAAATCGCCGGACAGACAGGCCTTGGAACTGGCGCGCATTGAAGCGGTGCTGGACCGTTTCGTCCGATTCGTACTGCGCCATAGCGAAGACAAGATGACTGTGCTTGTCGAAACGCGCCGCCTCGCGCACATGATCACGGGCAGACTGCCATGACAAACCCGCCGGACCGTACAGCCCTACTCGAAGAAGCCAAGCTTCAAGAAGCTCTTGCCAGGCGGCGGCGATTCTTCGCGTTGGATTTTTACAAACCGTACACCAAGCAAAAGCTCTTTCACGACCTCGGCGCAACCAAACACGAACGCGCGCTGATCGCAGCCAACCGTTCGGGCAAGACGTGGTGCGCGGGTGCTGAAGTCGCGATGCACCTTTCGGGGATTTATCCGAAATGGTGGGAAGGACGGCGCTTTGCCGAACCGACGCGCTGGTGGGCGGCGGGCATGACCGGACTTGCGGTGCGCGATGTCTGTCAGAAAGTGTTGTTCGGTACGCCGAACGTGCTGGACGATCGCGGCACCGGCATGGTGCCGAAGTCTTCGGTAAATTGGGACAAGGGCACGACACTGGCCCACGGCTATGCTGGGCTGTACGACACCGTACAGGTCAAGCACAAATCCGGCGGTACATCGACCGTGCGTTTTATGACTTATGAGCAGGGACGGGAAAAATGGCAGGGAGAAACCCTTGACGGCGTGTGGTGCGATGAAGAACCGCCGATCGCTCTCTACTCGGAAGGGTTGACCCGCCTCGCTACTACGGGCGGGATCATGCTTTGCACGTTTACCCCGCTGATGGGCCGTACAAAGGTTGTCCACAGGTATCTTTCCGAACCCTCGGATGACCGCGCCTACGTAGGCATGACGATCGACGACGCCGAACACATCAGGCCGGAAGAGCGCGAACGCATTGTCGCGGGCTATCTTTCGCACGAACGAGCGGCGCGCGCACGCGGCGAACCGATGATGGGCTCGGGGCGAATCTTCGAGGTTGACGAAGAAGACTTGAAAGAGCCGTCCGTCAATCCGGTTCCGTCGCACTGGTTCAAACTCTGGGCGATCGACATTGGAACGGAGCACCCGTTCGCTGCGGTGCTGCTCGCGCACGACCGTGACGCCGATGTTGTCCACGTCCTGCACGCCTTCAAGATGCGGGAATCCAGACCGATAGATCATGCGTCCGCGATGAAGCCCTGGGGGAAGGAAATTCCCGTCGCATGGCCCCATGACGGTCATATCCGCGAGCGTGGGAGCGTCGAACCTGTGATGCGCCTCTACAAGGACGCCGGCCTGAAGACGCTTCCCAGCCATGCTGCATTCCCCGACGGGACGATTTCCACCGAAGCAGGAATCCGCGTGATGGACGACCGGATGCGTTCGGGCCGCTTCAAGGTGGCTTCGCATCTTTCCGAATGGTTCGAGGAATACCGGCACTATCACCGGATTCCGAAGAACGATGGCTCATCCGAAATCGTCAAGCAGAACGACGACCTGTTGAGTGCGACCCGGATTGGATGCATGACGATCCGCTCCGCGCGCAGAGGCGCCGTCGGACAGGAACAGCGGCAAGGCTCAGACGTGTGTCGCGATGTCGATTTCGACGTACTGAGTTGCGCCGCTTGACCCCCTGAGTGCGAATCAGATTAGGTCGCGTGCATGGGCGCGCGAATCAATTCTCGACTTCGTAAGAGTTTGCAGCGGCGGCTTTCCGAAGCGCAGAACCATCGTTGCGCCTATTGCGGGGGCGACATTCGCGTTGGCTGCACCATCGACCATCTGGTGCCGCAGGCCAGCGGCGGCAAGCATTCCTATCTGAACACCGTTGCGGCGTGCGCTGACTGCAATCGTCGCCGTGACCGCGAAAATCCACTGGTGTTTTTCCGCCGCCAACAAGAACTCGCGTGGGCACGATGGGCGACCGCGTAACTCCGGAAGAACGTGCTGCCATCCTTGCCTATGCGGGGAAGGTAACGCGCTGTCCCGATGGCGAAGCACAGCACGCGAATCTGAGCTGGCACATCAGCCCATATGATGTTTGGCTTTCGCAACAAGGCATTGCCGTTGTGCCGGACAAAACCTTTCAGGAAAAACGCGGCGGACGAACCGGCAGGGAGTTCACCTACAGCAACAGCCAGATCGTGGGCAGCCGTGGCGACCTTGTGGATCAACTATCAGCCGTTCTGAAGGCCGCTTGACGGCGAATCGCGAATCAGTCGTTGATGCGTGCGGGCAAAGGCGTAACGGACCATGTTTCACTTCGACTGTGATTTCGGGGCTTGTCTGTTCGGGGCGTTTTTCGACGGCGATTCGGTTTTCTACATTTGCTTCGGCCCGCTCTGTCTTTCGATCTGGCTTGGCGGCGACGATGACGAGGCGTTCGCATGACCTTCTGGCGCAACCGCCCCGAAGCTATTGTGGTGGAAGAATCGCCGTCCCAGAACCGCGTCTATGTCTGTTCCAACGACATGATGGGGCGCCTCTCCCGCTATGAACGGGACGAAAAAGGCAGACCCAGACTGACCCATGTGTACCAGCATCCGGTTATGCCGTGCATGTTTGTCGGCCGCGCGGTCGAACTGATGCGTCTTTCGCCAGCCGACGAGTGGAGAGTCGCTGTACCGGAAGAATCCCCGTCGCCAACCGCACCGAACGCAGCCGCAGCGAGGGCCGCATGAAAACCATCTACTGTCTTGTGCTCTCGGAATCCGAGTTCAAATGGCTGCGTGCCTGGATCAATGCGGGAGTCTCGCCGGAATCGGAAGGCGCCAGCGTCCTCCGAAAAATCGAACAACTCGCCGAAGACGACAGGCCAAAACCGCAAAGGGTGTTTCCATGACTTCCGCACTCGAAATCCTGCAAGCCGAACGCGATGCTGTTGAGACGACGATTTCTTCGCAGCTCTCCTATCTGGCGACACTGAAGACCGAACTTGCCAAGACACTGAAGGCGCTGGCGGCAAACGAAGCCTTCCGCGACGAACTGCAAACCGCCATCGTAAAGATCAACTGAACAGCCGGGGATGCTAATGGAGCGGTGTGTGGAACCACACACGAAGCGAGTTCAATCCTCGCTCCCCGGCGACCCTTTAGTGGAAGGTAATGGAGGGTAATGGATTGTACGCGCGCCCCCGTCCCGGCGAGTGGATTCCGGCCAAACAGAACGGCTACCTGTTCGAGTGCTGCCACTGTGCGCTTGTCCACAGATTTGATTTCATCGTGGTGAGCCGCTTCGGGCTATGGCTGAGCGCCCTTATCAATCTGTTGGGGGCGAAGGCGATGTTCCGCGCATATCGTGACGACCCCGCAACAGACGAAAGACGCAAGGTGCGAGATTCCGCTTGCGCCATGAATGAATTTTGAGTCAAGGTGCGCCCGCACGCGAGGGAATTGGCTCTCGCACGCAAGCGGAAAGGCTTGATCCATGAAAAGCTATAGCGATCTGAAAACCGCCGTCCAGAAAGCATCCTCGCCGGAACAGGCGGCAGGAACCTTCATCGACAGCGTATCCACCATCATTGAAACCAATCGCAGCGATCCGTCGGTGCTCAACGATTTCGTCCGCGATCTGCGCTCGAACAAGCAATCTCTGCTGCACACCATCACCGGCAAGCTCGGAAGTTAAGCCACAACCCCCAGCCCCGTCGAAGGGGCTACCTTGAGCGGCAAGTATCCTCCCCTGCCGCTCTTTTTTTCACTTGACGGGAAAATTCGCCGCGCAGTAAACAAGGGCGCAACCACAACGCACGAAAGGGCTTCCGAAGGATACCTCAACCAAACCCTCCCAAGCGGGCCGGTCGGCGGCACAGCAAAAACCGGCCGGCCCCGCTCCAAACATGACGCACCATCATTGACATAAAACCGCGAATCAGTCGTTTTGGTACTGGCCACCCCTCTCGCGGCTCGATCTTCTATGGCTGGACAGACCGCTCTCGGTAGCTGGATCACCAATACCTTTGCTCCGCCTGCCGGGCCGCTGGCAAAGGCCATGTCCGGCTCGCAGACGCCGGACCCGAACAAGGGTCTGACACCGGAAGAAATCGCCGCCCGCAAAAAGAAGCTGATGGCCGCCGGTCAGAGTCAGGGGCCGATGTCGTCCTTTGGCGATTCCGTGATGGCGCTGCTCGGTTCGCATCGCTGATGGCGGCTGAACGGTCGCTTTCCGGCTACGGCGATTCCGGCGCGGCGAAAGTCGCGCAGACCGCACGCGAACTATCCATCGTTGAGGAACGGCTGCGCAGTTTCGCGCAGAAGCAGGCATACAGAGGCCCCCGCGCGCTTCAATGGGAAGAGTCGGCCTCGCTGATGGCGCCGCAGTACAAAAACACCTTCTATTTCGGCAACTACAATTTCCCCGGCATCAAAAAGACCCAACTGCAAGTCGATTCCACCTGCCAGCTCGCCAACTGGAAATTCGGCGCCATCTGCGACGCAATGATGACGCCGTTCTCGTCCACCTGGGCGGTTCTGGCTTCGACCGATCCCAACATTCAGAAAGACCGCCAGTCCCGTCTCTATTTCGAGCGCGTTTCGCACATTCTCGCTGAAATGCGCAATGCGCCCAACGCCGCGTTCCGCCGGAACAATCAGGTCATCTGGCAGATGCTCGGCGCGTTCGGCAACGGCCCGCTGTTTGTGGACCGCGAAATCGACGCACGCGGAAACCCCGCCAGAGGCGTTCGCTATTCGGCAATCCCGCTCGGTCAGGTGTACATCGAGACAAACCATCAGGGCCGCGTCGTCGGCTTCGACCGCTGGTTTCGGCTCACCGCGTTTCAGGCGTCCTGCGCGTTCGAGAAAATTCCCGAACAACTGCAAACCGCGCTGGAAAAGAACTCGCAGGCCCCGTTCGATTTTCTGCATTGTGTCTGCCCGAACAGCGAATACGAACCCGGCCGCAAAGACGCTGAGGCCATGCCGTTCCGCAACTACTACATTTCGCTCACGACAAAACAACTGCTGACGCCAAAGGGCGCGACCTCCAACATCGGCGGCTACCGTACATTCCCGCTGCCCTATGCGCGTTATCTGCAAAACCCCGAAGACCCGTATGCGGACGGCCCGGCGCAACTGATTCTCCCGGCGCTGAAAACCCTCAACGCCGAAAAGACGATGTATCTGAAGGTCGGCCACCGTACAGCCGACCCTATTCTGCTTGGCCCCGACGATGGCCTTGTCGATCCGTCGCTGCGCCCCGGCACCTACATGAAGGGCGGCATGGGCCCAGACGGCAAGCCGCTGGTTTCGCCGCTCGAATACGGCTCCATCCAGATCACCAAGGAAATGATGGACGAGGAACGCGCCATCATCGGCGAAGCGTTCCTGACCACGATTTTTTCCGCACTCGTCGAAAATCCGCAGATGACCGCGACACAGGTTGTCGAACTCATCAACCAGAAGGGAATCTTTCTCGCCCCGATGGCGGGGTCTGTGGCACCGGAATATCTCGGCGCGATGATCGAACGCGAAGTTGACCTTGCGGACGACTTGATGCTGCTGCCGCCCATGCCGCCGCTTCTGCGCGAGGCAGGCGGACAGTACAAAGTCATCTATACCAGCCCCTTGTTCAAGGCGGCGCGCGCGGGCGATGCGGCAGGCTTTTTGCGCACGGTGGAATCCGCCCTCGAAGTCGCCGGCCAGACCGGCGATCCCTCGCATATGGACCCGTTCGCCTTCAAACGCGCATGGCCCGCGATCGCCGATATTCAGTCTGTCCCCGAATCGTGGATGGCAAGCCCCGACGAAATGGATGCGCTCGTACAGGCCCGCGCAAAAGCCAAGCAGCAGGAACAGGACGTACAGGCTCTTCCCGCGCAGGCGGCCATGCTGAAAGCGCAGGCCGTTGTTCAGAAAGCAGGCGGGCGGATCAATCAGCAGCCCGGCGGACAGCAGACCGCATGAGTCAACTGAACGAACGCCAAGAGTGGCTGAAGGCCGCTTATGAAAACACGCTGCAATTCCTAGACTGGCGCCGCCGCAGTTATCAACTGAAATTTCCCAACCGGGCGACGGACACGATCCTGATGGACCTCGCCCGTTTCTGTCATGTCAATGAGGATTGCCCGCATAGCGACCTCTACAAACTCGGCGAGTGGAACGGGATGCAGAAGGTGTTTCGTCGCATCCAGCGCCACTTGAATCTCACCACCGAAGAACTGTTCGCCGTCTATGGCGGCGTTCGCAAAAAAGGAGACTGATCTTGAGTTCAACAGGAACCGCCGCCGCCACTGGCGATACCGGCGCAGCAGCAGCAGCACAGGCAGCGGCAGCAGCAGCCGCGACGGCACAGGCCGCAGCATCGAATGCGGCGCCATGGTTCGACACCATGAAGACCGATGCAGAGTTCGTCGGCACATTGCAGACGCGCGGCCTCGACAAAAAAACCGCACTGGAAGCGGCGCACGATTTCTACAAGGGCCACCGCGAAGCAACCCAGATGATTTCCCGGCTGACGGGAACGCCGGACAAGGATCGCATTGTGATCCGGCCGAAACCCGATGCGACGCCGGAGGAAATCACCGCCTTCCATGAAAAGCTCGGCCGGCCCGCGAAAGCCGATGACTACGACTACAAAGACGTGAAATTCCCTGACGGCACCGAACTGGACGCGGACTATGCCGCGCA